AAGCGTCAGCGTATTCCCGCTCCCGGGCAGTCCGCAGATAATTACTTTGAGTTGCTCCATGTGGTTGCTCGATTGGAAGAGGGGCGAGCGTGAATGCCCGCCCCTCAACCTAAATCAAGGTCCTACTAGGGAGCAGTATGGAAACGAGTAACCAGCTCTTCTCGGATCAGCGCAGCCCCATAAAGAATATCATAGGAGTAACGAGTCCGTTTGTGCTCTCGAGTCACCTCGAGGCGAAGAGCAAGACCAGAAACCGGATCAACAGCAACACTAGTCATCGCGCCAAGCCCTTCCGTACTCTGAAGCAACGGGCGGGTAGCAAACGCGAAAGCATTACGATGGAACGCAAGGTTGACATCGTAAGTACCAGCAGTATCTGCGGCTGCACCAGCAGTATCAACTGCGATTGCATCAGTCGTTTCTAGCTGCACTTTGAGTGCCGGAGAAATTGTGATAGATCCTGTAGCCGACGCCCCAATAGCAGCAAGCGTATTCCGCACGACATAAAGCTGTGCATGATTACTAAACTGGACAATATCGCCCTCGTTAGCAGCGAAATCCTCACCAGCAACTGTCTGGATGACAACAGCAGTGGCGCCAACTAGAGTTTGCGCGTTGACATTCGGTGTGACCGTGATAAACCCAGAAGTATGCGTACGCACGTTCTGATCCATGAACCAATCGAAGCCCAGCTTTCTGTTGAGCTTACCTTCGATCAGTTCCATAACACTGCCGCTATAAGAAGCATCTTGGAACGCTCGAATATTGAGCGCTTGTGCTTCAACTTGCGGAGTCATCACAACACGACGATCATCATTCGGAGCGAGTGTCTTGTGAAGATCACGTCGAAGTGCCGTAGCATCGGTAGTTCCGTTAACGAACGACTGCACGACCGCAGTACCAATCGCAGGAAAGCCAATATCATTAGCCCAATACGTATTCGAAACTTTCTTGTAAAGATCAAGAATGAATCCATCGACGTTGTTAGCAAGAGCTTTGATAGCCTCACTAGCTTGCATCGGGAGGGTTCCTTCTTGCGCTTCAAGAAGATCTCGGTCAGTCAGGTAGAAGGGAGCTTCATACCATTGATCAAGCGGAATCGGAACAGACGTCGGCGCGATGTCCTGAGTACTCGGGGGGACGCTGCCCGGAGCAACGACGTTCGCAGCGACAACCGAAGGAATCGGAACGTCAATAGTAGAACCGCGCTCTCCCGCCATAGCGTCATATTGACGATTGACGAGTTGCGGCATAACGGTCATTTCACGCAAAGCCATCAGCCCTTGGGCGAGTAGCTTCGGTGTGACCTCAGCGAGTGTGTTTGCCATTACCGGCAGTCTCCTAAATCAAGAGATTTTGTGAAGTGAAAGAATGAGATCCTCCTCGGGAGGCGTAGCTCCATAGGACGATGATCTTCCACCTCAGGCAGAGGCCACCGAAGTTGATATAATACTATATGAGGTTTTACAGGTAAAACCTAGAGTTCTTCGAATTTACCTGTATCAGGGCTTTTCAGCCCAAATGTCATCGACAATTCCCCATTCTACAGCTTGTTCTGCTGTAACGTAAATATCAACAGCGCTTGATAGAACTCTTTTCCAGAATCGCGTGTTCTTCTTCGTATACTTCGTCAGCAGTTTCGCGTAACGCGCAGTCTGATCTTGAACTGCTGAGACATAAGTCGCCATCTGCTCAGGCGATGCCGAGTAGTAATCTTCAAAGATCAGCGTCACGTTGTGGAACATGAATGACGTTGATTCTGTCGTGAAACGCTGCCCTTTTTCCCCACATGCGACTAGCAGGGGAGCTGCGCTCATACACTTGCCAAGCGCGACGGTATGGACAGGACACTTCACAGTCCTAGTTACGTCGTGCAGCGCGAATGCTTCATCAATACTACCACCATAACTGGTGATATAGAGGTCGACGGGTTTTGCGGGATTGATATCGCCCATCAGATACAAACCTCTGATGGCTAGCGCAGTTGAGTCTTCACTCACATCGCCGTGCAGGAAGATGCGTCGACCAATTAGATCAACTCCCTGAGCAAGAGCGGCGTCGAGTTGTCCCCGAAGGAGCGCAAGCTCCATTTCAGTCCTCGGCTCAACCTGTTCGTTCATGGTTATCTCGCAGTTGACCTATCTGGCGTGTACTGATGATTATAGTATCCTCTATCCATCCAGAGTTTGAATCTCGGAGTACAACCTGTGATGGCTCCTCCGATGTCTTGTTCAAGCTCGACGATCAAACCGCCGATCGTATAGAGGAGACCTTTCTTTCGCGCCCAAGTATCCACATCCTTTGTGCAGGGCACTAATAAGATGTGCACGTTTCTATCGATAAAGTATCCATGCTTATGCCAGTGGCCGAAAGCCCACACAGCGGGCTTCTCACCGGGCTGAGCGTTCTTGATAAGCTGCTGTGGCCTCCAGGAGATGGCATGAGCCGTGCCTCCCCCTGGATGATCGACAAGCATACGGGCAGTCTCCTTAGACTGCGCGTGCTCTAAGGTGACGAAAGCCTCTTTGTAACCAAGATAGAATAAGTCTTTGCGCCCTTCCTGTAGAGCACAGCTTTGCAAGAGTCGTCCAACATCGACGCCTTCTCGCTGGTAGTACCACCCCTCGTGATCATCGCCCGCAACATAGTATGTCGTGATATCTTTTCGGACAGGATACTTCTTGATGAAGTAATCAATCTGAGACTGCATTCCATGAGCCTGATCTATCAGCTCGAATTTATTGAAGCGATGCTCGCCCTCAATCCAGTTTCCACAGTGATAGACTCTGTTTATGCCTTCAGCAGCGAACCAGTCATACAACTCATCTACGACATCCTCACGGCAATGAACTGATCCGTGGTGGGTATCAGAAATGAGTCCGAAGCGATAACTGCCGTCCTTCTCTGATATGAATTTGTGCGACGGCCCTCTACCCGGCGGCGGTTGCGTTCTCGGGATTGACCAAGCTCCGCCCATTTCATGTAGATTGAGCTGCTTATCTTTCAACGCTTGAATAGCGTCGATCGCAGCTCCATTCGTCGTCTTGAACTTCTGTGAAATCTCATCAAGCGTAAGCGATTGTCTACGAAGCAGCGTAGTCAGTTTACCGAGCTCAATCGGCTTTGACTGCTTAGCAAACTCAGTCACTGATGTAGCCTTCTTGGTCACCTTTTTCTTACGCTTCATTTTATACCTCTAACTCGGGCCTGAATTTCTTGGAACAACACAGTTTCATGTCGTCGGCAATGATTCCACATCGCTGGCTGGCTGACATCGTAATCTGTGTTGGAATTTAGCCACTCCCATAGAGCAGCATAGCAAGGTTCCCCCTCACCTGAAGCCCAGACGACCATCGCTTCGCGGATCTGATTTCGCCATGCCAAGTTCTGACAGGTGAAGCATCTGACGCCGCCCATGTTTCGCGTTGAATTACGCGCGAAATCTGCGATTGCTGATTCAGACTTCACCTTCTTAGCTCGTACTCTAGGCATTCTTAGCTCCGGGTTCAGTTCTGGGAAAAGGTGTGATGCCATCAAGCCTTTTATCGTCAGGATTCTTGAGAACGTGGTTGAGTGCTCTTACATAGGAGCACTTAGCCCGCTTCATTAGGCGATGGGCTTTATTGAGCATGAGGAAGTGTTCCTCAAGGTCGAGCAGTGTATCGTTAGTCATAGTGTGAGATATATTTCTCGACAATTTCGGCTCCTGAAGCCGTGATGAGGTGCTTCCTGGTGAAGTAATCACACTGGATGTAACCAGCGACTACCAGGAACGCTACTTCATAAGGATCGCACTCGAAATTTTGACTTCCGTGTGCAATTCGTTCTAGCACAGCGATACAGTTCGCTGATAGGGTGACATCTTCCATAAAGGCAGAGTGAGGACCCATCACCTTCCGTGCTTGATATTTTTACGCCTATAGAAGCCATTTATGTGAGGGCAGTTTATGCAGTGAGGCGGTGGGTCCTCGATGGTCAATCAACACGATATACGCATCTACCTCGGTATACTGTCATGAAAAAGGCCCACAACATCTCTGCTGTGAGCCTTCAAGGTAGCATCAGTCTGGTGAACTACTGGTGAGTGTCGACTTTCCCCGATGCAATATCCGCGAGATTCTTGCCAATCGCAAGAGCATCAGTCGAATCAATTGACTTTCTCGGAGACAGATCAAGGTCAACTCCGCCCCCTCCGGGCGCTCCACCACCTTTACCTGGCTCGAACAGATGAGGAGCAGACGCAAGCAAGTTCTGCGACCACTCTTCCATATCAAGCTCTTCCCCACTCTTGCCGCGCATAACCTCGCCATCGAGCATCGGCTTCATCTTACCGACGTCGTTCATCTGCCAGATTTTGCGCGCGCGCTGCTTGATGTCTTCCATCGCACCTTTACGCGGTTGACCGATAGCACTCACAGCCGACTCGATAGTCCTATCAACCGTCAAGCTCTCAAGCTCATTTCGAAGCAGATCACGCTCAGCAGCGACAGCGTCGCGTTCAGTAGCGAGTTCTTCATAAGCAGACGTCCTGACTTTCAGGGTACTGTTGTAGTCTGCGCGCATAGCTTCAGTTCGCTTAGCAAGCAGTTCTTCAACCTTACCTTCATCAAGAAGGACCTTGTCCTTATCTGCTTCGATTTTAGCAAGAGCTTCAAGACCAAGGTCATACTTCTCTTTGCTGAAATCATCAAGACCCTCAAACACAGATAGCTTGTCAAGTCTGCGCTTGGTCGCCTCGTGCTCAGAAACTTCCCGCGCCTTTTCATTATGAAGGACGCGGTTGTTCGTTCTGAACTCGTCTAGCTTCGTTTTATACTGCTTGTCTTCGACGTCGACGAGGACATAACTCCCGTCTTCGGCTTGTTGGTAGAGATCGTGATATTTTTCGTTCAGATCTTCTAGCGTATCGCGGATTGCTTTTAGTTTCGGCATTCAATGCTCCGTGGTCATTTCTCTTCGAGAGATTGCGAACTCCCCTCGGGGGCAGGCGCGACGCTTGCGTTACTGGCGTCGTCGATAGGTACGCTTTTGATGAGCGAAAGCTCTTCATCGGCGGTCCGGCCAGAGGGAACCAATTCACCTCGCTTCATATTGATGAAGAAGGTGTCCCAAGACATGAGCCCAGCTTGCGCGGCTTTGATTAGCTCTGCGATAACTCTGGGATCAAGTCCGTTTGTATCGAAGTCAGTATTCAGTTCAACGCGAACCTCTGATGCTGAGGACGACATCCAATCAGCAACCAACTTCAGTGTTCTAGTCAAGCCTCTCGCGGCTGATTGTGAGATCAAGGACAAAACACTTGATTCGCCCGAGTGTCTCAGCTTGACAGTATCGGCGGCTTCAATGCCTGTCTTTTGTTCTTCAAGCAGACGGGCTCCTAGCACAGCCATCAGATGCTCTTTCTGAACCATCCCCTCTGCTAGGTGTCCGAGTCCCGCTCCTGTGAATTCAAGGAAACCAGCGCGGGCAGCAACCTCTTCGGTCACCCAAGCAACCGCAGAACCGATCTTCAGGTGAGTTGAGCTGGGGTCGAAGCCAGCAACCCACGCCGTCGGTAGCGCAGTGAAGTGGCGACCATGCTCAAGGTCAGCCGAGTTGCGGTAGTGACTGAAGTTTACATTGATAAGGTCAAGGAGAGGACCAACCTTGGGCGGCGGTTCGAGATCTTCCGAATTATAGAACGTAAACGGAATCTCATGTAGAACACGCCCGCCAGCCATCTTGGGCACGACAGTATCTTCGTGCTCATACATCTCAGTCGGCTGACCATCAGCATCCTCTTTCACCTCGACCCAAATCTCTTGGAAGTAGATCGGGCCATCCTGGATATCTGACGCTTTCACACCAAAGGCGATCAGTCTATCTTCAGGACTCAGGGAACCAAATCTTCCTGGCACTGTAGGAATACCGAGCTTCAAGACCCTGAAGATCTTCAGCGAATCTTGTCTAAACGGATCTTCAGGGATGGGAACAGATCTCGTCTCGGCGAGCACAATCATCGTTGTGACTTTCTTGCCTTCGAATACCGCTTCACGCCAATTGACGATGCTCTCAGCCGCATAAGACGCGATATAAGGATCTGAACCGTCTACATTACTCGCATCGACTAGATGACCGAATCTCCCGATACCGACAACCTCTGAAAGCTGTTCTGAGATCAGTTGATTCATCGATCGACCGTCTTGGCCGATAGAATCGAGTACGTCTTCTTGAGGGAACGTAATCTCAACATCTTTTCTCAGGATTGCGCCAACAAGTCCTTGAACTGTTCTCTTCGCAGCCGCGTAGTACATGGCGCGCAGAACATAGTTGTCGAACTCAGCGTCATCCATACCCGCCAGTCGTGGAAGAAACTTCTCCTTCGCCAGCTTCACAGCATCCTCCCCCTTGAGGGCAAGGCGCTCCTTCTGCCACATGGGATCCATCTTCTCGTAATCGGGATGCGGTGACTGGACAGGCATCTTCTATAGCCCCATTAGTTTCTTGACCATTAGCGTCTGCTTATCAACCGGGAAGAGATAAGCAACGGGGTAGCCCATCGCGTCTAGCAGGTGGGAGAAGTTTTCTTGCTTGTGAATGGTCTCATGTGCATAAAGAGTGAAATACTTGATCATCTTCTTGCAGCTCGGATCGATAGTCATCGACACAAGACCGTTGCGAGCTTTCAGTTTCGAATTGACTGCATTGTAGCGATCTTTTCGCTTCGGGTTCGCAGTCTTCGACTTGATCGTGAACCCAGCTTCTTTGATAATGTAGAAGTCGCTCTTTCCGCCGGGTGTGTTCGTATGTCGGGCTTTGCCGCTAGCATCAGGATAAACGTCCCTCAAGCCCTTATCCCAGTACTTGTCCTTGAGCGTACTGCACATGAACTCAGTATCAGCGTTGCGCAGTTCAAACTCTTCGACAACGTGAATATGCCCGCCCCGACGCCAGAACACGCAGGCTGCCATTGGATTGACGTTGAAGTCCATCCCAGCGCCCAGTTCGTAGTAATCATCGGGATAGGGCAGCTCTACTACGTTCTCCTCAAGTTCGAAGGAGTAGTAGACTAAGCCTTCAGCAAGGTTGATGAACTTGCCTTCAATATAAGCAGCAGCGGCACGCTCAGAGAACGCACCCTCTAGTCTGTCGACGTAACTCGTATCAAGAGCTAGGTTGAGTCGCGTACTCGCTTGGATGATGCCGACATCGTTCTTCTCGGCCTTATCACCCATGCAGATGTCATAACCCCAATTCAACTGCTCAGGAGTACCCGCCATGACGATTTCCTTCTTCTTAGCAAGAGGATGTCGAACACGGGCAATCATCTGGGTGAACACCTCTTCTTCCTGAATGAAGGGTTCATCAATGAACGCAGCAGCGAGGTTAGGACCTCTCAAGGAGAGCGGCCTATCTCCCGAATAACACACGATATGGGCTTCTCGGCCGTGAAAACGGATTCTGAACTCGTGAATCGAGGAATTGTACTTCCACCAGAACTGAGAGCCGTAAATCGACCGTTTTCCTTGGAGAAGTTCAGATATCGTCGCGATTACGGTTTGACGCGCGATAGGGAAACTCGGGGAAATCGCAGCAACCGTACATGGTGCATTCTCGAGTGCAAGGGCAATCAGCCTCTTACACCCAGCGTTCGTCTTTCCTGAACCATAGCCCCCGACAAGCAGCTTGACGAAGTTATCCATGTCCCACCAGGCGCGCTGATGTTCCCACATCCCGCCTTGGACAACGATACCTTCATGCATCGTCGGATCGTCTTTGCTCCAAAACTCAGACTGAGTCTTGACTTCAAAGGGTCGATCGACGACGTTGCAGGCTGCTTCGAAGAAATCCATCAGGAAGGCTTCTGTATCACCCTACAGTTGTGCTCAATCTCATCATCCGACACTGTGAAGTAATTCCAGTAACTCTTCAGATCGCTGCGTCTGTGTACAAATGATGTACGAGCCAGATGATAATCAGCGAAAACAAGCGGATCGCCGATGTTGAGCCTGACTGTGTGCCCGGAGAGCGTCTCTACATCAAAAGCAGCACGAACTTCGAAGAAGACCTTCCCTACATTCACTTCCCACTCGTGCTTCTCCTGATCCGACGCCATTACAGGAATCTCTCGTCCGCGTCCCATTTTTCGACATTACCTCCTGGTTGGTCGGCTCTCGAGAAGTTCTTGCGATCTCTACGTTCTAGAATAGTCATAGACTTAGTCCAGTTCGCAGTCTTGTCTGCATGTAACTTATCGAGCGTTTCAAGCCGATACTCTGCCATCGCCTTGCGCATCGTTTTGATGAACCGACCGCAGGTCTCGTAATAGTCAGCTTCGCCTAATTTATCGAAATCTTCTTCTTCGATCCCGAGAAGTTCAGCTTCCCCCGAATTTAGCCATCTCTCGCCCATTTTCATCCAATACCAGAACATCGCTGGTGAGATGCTTAGATAGTCGCAAGCCCCATCAATGGGTAAGCCTCTCAGGATGAGACCTGAGAATTGGTCGATGAGTTCCTGTGTAAGTTGCAGTCGCTGTCTACCGGCCACTCATCATCCTTAGAGCAAAGTAATCCCCCGTCAAAGGATCTATAAGAGAAATTCACGAGAAATCCAAGGAGAAGTCGAAAACACATGGAAAAACTTCGAGTATTCCACATGTGCTTATAATAACCCCTATGGGGACTACGGTAAAAAGTTATGAGAGCGGGTTGTTCATTCGGATACATCCACTGAAGCCTTTTCAGTGTATTTACGAGACTGAGCGGCTCTGCTTCAGTGATTTGAATGACTTCTGGGATGTTGATGATGCAAACGCAATCTCCTATGTCATATCAAAGACTAAGAAAGGGCAGTACCGCTTCAAGTATCTCGGCGAGCTCTGCATTAGCGGAGTCACGAGTGGCGTAACTGGAATTACCGGTTCGTTCGCACACCATCTGACAGAAGATCTCGGCTTAGAGCCGGGACAGTCATTCTCGATGACCCTTTACATTGAAGATACGTTTAGCTGATGAAAGTCATCGAGCAATTCAAACGCGGCCTAGTGCGGCGGCGAAATCAATCGGCACTCAAGACGCTTCGAAAGACTCTCGAGAAGAACGGTCAAGATATGACCGACATGACCGATTTCGACTTCGAACGCGCAGTCAGGAAGCTCAATCGCTATGTAGCGCTACACGCGACCGAAACTCATACCGCTGCACAGCATTTCACCAAGCTGATGAAGGTTCCATACTACGGAACCAACCTCGACCGGACCGTGGGCCAATCGGCTAGTAGAGCGTTGGCTAAACTAATGAGAGACCTAATACAATAGGAGAAACGATGGATTCCACCGACACAATGCAAGAGTCAGAGACGGCCCCACAGACGTTAGAAAATGCGATAGCGCCCCTAACTCTCGAAGAAGCGCTCGAGCAGATAATCAAACTTGAGACGATGCTTGAGGTGCTATGCGGCGAGGCGGCAATCAAAGACCGCAAACTCATGGCATCTCAGGAGCTTTTCGTCAATCTAGTACATCGCAACGAAAAACTCTCATGGAAAGTGGGCTGCCAGCGAAATCAACTTAGAGCACTACACAACAAATGGACGGTCGCTAAGCACTATGGCGAAGCGATGTTCTTTGAAGGCGCTGTTACCGGAGACGGAACTGTTCAGGAGAACTAATGGAAATCAACGAAAATCAACTCAAAGGCGCAGTCGTCGTCAATATCGGGGACAAGGGGCAAGAGCCTCGAATCTCCTTCATCACTCCTGAAATTGGCAAGTGTGTCAACTGCAAGCAGAAGCGGGACCTGAGATACGGTTACTGCCAAGACTGTGCGCCTGCTAATGTGCATGAACAGGTCGAGACTGACCAGATAGGAATTCCCGTATCTCATCCCGATGTCAAAGAGCAAGTCAGTACTATGGACCTGGATGGCATCAAAGTCGGGCGAACTACAATCGGTCAAATCGTCAGGGATATGACAGACACGTAGGATGGAAGCCATCGATCGCAGTAGCTGGCCGATAGGTCCCTGGGACAAGGAGCTCGACCATTACGTCTGGTATCATCAAGATATCTCATGTAAGATAAGACGAGGCCCACTCGGGTCTCTCTGCGGGTATATCGGGCTCCCCTTCGACCATCCATGGTACGGACGTAGCTACGACACAATCTACGACTTGAATCCTGAAATCGAGGTCCATGGAGGCTTGACCTACGCGGGAGAACAAAATGACAGTGAAGACGACATCTGGTACTGGTATGTCGGCTTCGACTGCGGCCACTACGCAGATACGATACCGTATATTGCGATACCGTATATAATGGGGTATGGCTCCAGACGAACACACTATAGAGATGTCGCGTACGTCACAAAACAAGTGAATTCACTCGCAGAACAAGCTAAGGCGATTCAGGAAAATGCCCCATCTAGTTGATGTGTGCAAGGTATGCGGAATTACGCAAGCCGAAGGGCTTGCGAATCAGCGAACTTGCGAAGACGGTGAAAAACATCAGTTCTACTCAGAACCTCGCTGCAATAACTGCCTCACGCACATGGAACGTACTGAAGAGTATGAGACGATGATGCAGTCAGCTTGGCAGCTTCTCGACGAAATCGCCCCAAATGAACCGATCACACGTCAAATCTTACAACTTCTGAGAGATATCTAACCGTCATGGTACTAGATCCAAAACATTTCGAGCGAGGGGGCCTAATGAAGCCTGAATCACCCGAAAGGCCCGATCTCGACCAAAAAACACTTGAACAAATGTTCACTAAGGCAATGCGACCAAAAGGATTTT